TGAACGACCGAGCAGTCATTGAACTTTACCATGTTGCCCGAGTTGCCCTTGGTAGGCTCGCCCGGGAGGTACTCCGTCTTCAGGACTGACGCGTTCTTACGTACGCGCGCCGTGAGTTCAGAGCTATCTTGCAGGTTGATAGAGGGAGGAATATTCAAGGACTGCTCAACCTTCTGGCGCTGTAGTGCAAGGAGTTCGCTAGACGAAAAAGGGCGTTTTGCCCGGAAGGTCGCCATTGGTTATTATACTTCCTTTACAAAAGTTCTACAGAGGTTAGAATGTGACGACGACAGCACTCGCGCGTGAAACCCAGCTGGTCCATGGCTCGTCCCTCCGCCGTCTTTACAGTGCTCTTGGTGAGATAGGGAGGGGAGGAATCTGTACGCCCGTCCTTCTTCTTCTCTTTCTCTACCAGAGCCTGGTATGCCAGCCAGCGGGTAGAGATCGCGTAGTCGCCGCATGTAACACAACGAACGGGAATGAGCATCTTTGGGGCTATGTCTTGTCATTCAAGAGCACTTTATTTGTTCCGTTTTAACAAAGATGCTTGCCCATGCACGTGACGTACAAACCTCTATTGCGGTCATTGGGCTGTTTGCTATCCTGAGCATCGTGGGTATCCCCCGTTCGGTCCTTGATTCTATCCTGACGCGGGGTATTCTGTCTCGCGGTATCTGGATTGCAGCTGTCCTTTTCCTGCTTTACACGAAGTTCTACCTCACCGCTGTTCTTGTTACGGTACTGGGATTGTACCTCTCGTTCAACGCACATTCGGACTACGCCTTCTCGCACGACGGAGTTCTGGCGGCATACGCTGAGGTCCAGAAGCACGATCCTCGTTTCGCATCGGACGAAGTCGATGTCGCAATGGCAAACGGGACGCTGCAGGTTGATCCGGCGCGGTGGGAGGATCCGGGTCGCGAGCCGATCCCTCTCCTCCTCTTTCCCCCAACGGAGGCGCAGCTAGCTTTGGCCGCCGATAACGGCCATAGTGGATGAGGGAGCTGGATTGCGCAAGGGATTTGTTGGGAGATGTTTCTTCGCTGTCAAAAGAACGGGCGAACTAGGAGGTTCTGAGGGCTGACGGGCAATTCCAGGCGGAGGTTTTGATGACATATTGACGCGTATGTGATCCAACTCTCCTACAATCTCGGGTTTCTCGAGTGTCGCATTCGATTCAACCTTGTGATTGAACCTCTCGATGATGATTCGGTGTATCAGAGGTGACGATTCTTCGAGTCTATCCTGCTCTACGCGTATCACTTTCAAGAACTCTTGGGCATTTGTACGCTGGTCGCGACGCAGAGCGAGTTCATTCGAAATTACGCGGTACAATTTGCCGTATGCAATAGCTGCAATTCGATGACCTTCCGATGTCTGCGGAGCTTTCAGAAGTTGATTGATAGATGTCAAGACTCCTGTAGCAATTGTAGTGACCCCCACAATAATTGTCACGTATGTTTGGGCTAGGGGGGTGAGTTGAGTCAGTCCGATGGTCGTTGCACCTGCTAGGGCAGTTAGGGTTACGCTGGGAACAGAAAGCCAAAAATTCCAGCGGTCGTAGTGTATTTGTGATTCGGTGTGCATCCAACGCATACAATTTGCCTTGTCTCCGATAGATGACAGTAATGTCTCGTGAGCGCTATTCCACGTATTTGCAATATCGCTTGACGATTCGGATGTATCTTCTAGTTTCTTCAACGACTCTTCCATCATTATTACCATGCAAGTTCAAGTTCTGAAACGCTCCAGTATTCCGACACTCCCCCCGGAAGCTCGCGACGGATAATGTAGGGCACTTTGCGCTCCAGAATCTCGCGCTCCGCGATCTTAAGATACAGATCGGGGTCATCACGGTTGAATTCTTGGATGGGAACCAGAGGAATCGCGCCATCGTTGAGCTGCTGCCTACGAACACCAAGAAGAGCAGTATATTCATACTTGGTGAAATAGGGAAGGGTCGTGCGAGGGGTCTCCTGTGCCTTAATAATATCCGCGCGCAGAATGAACTCGGACATCATGGTGGAGTATATTGTACTATATCTCCTGCTTTGTTTCTAATTCGTTTTACGTTGACTTGTATCCGTACTTCAATCCAATGTAATTGCGATCCGCCAGAGCAGCCTTGGACGTCGCAGGAGCACTACGACGAGTATAGACCGAGAGAGCATTCAGGCGTTTGTAGGTCGGGAGCGCACCATCGTACTTGACAGCCGCATTGAGAGCTGTGTGGCGCGAACGAGCGCTCTTGGCGGTAGAATATCCGTACTTGGTCAGATTGCCCTTCTTGAGGGGTCCAATACCCTTGCCCGGTCCGTGGTAACCGCGAACGCACGACTGAGAATGAACCTCTGCAGGAGCGATATGGACACCCGTCTTTCGCATGTACGCCTTGCGAGTATAACTTTTACGGGGGTGAGTTCCGCGCTTACAGGTGAGTTTCATATCTTATATTAATGAATAGACTAGAAGAAATCTGGGCAGGGGAGATAGAGAAGGCTAGACAAGCGGGAGAGCGGTACGGATACCTTCGCGGACTATGCTTTGGTCTCACGACTACCGTCCTGAGTTATCTCGTCTCACTTACGCTTCTGAGTCAGAAGCTTGGCTTTCCGCAGGCAACGAACTTTACGGAGTGTCCGTCCATGTGGCCAGAGGAGGCGTGTCGTGCATACTGCAATAGCCCCACTCTCTTTCGATGAACCTGGACGGGGCTTCATGCTCGTCCGAACTTTTTTGATACAATCGCAGAATTTACGTGCGCGCGTCCTCATTGTTATCTTACCACGGGAAAAACGGATGATGCCATCTTTCCAGTTGTAAAACATATCATAATGGCTACGATCGCTCACGTTCTCTCGAATCGCACGTCATATGGCGACCAGTATATCTATGCTCTGCGGAATCTCGATATGCGCAAAATCCTGAACCGTATGGAGATGGCCCTGAACTTCCCGACGCTGGATACCAAGGTGGTTCTGTATGAGTACGACAAGGATATGATGTCCTACTCATCCTTCTATTGGGGGGTTTCCACCTCTCTACATAGTATGCTAGCAATCCCGGGTCGGCGCACGGTGATCTACACTCGTCGCAAGATTACGGGTAGGGGGGTGGCCGACCCTCGTCGTCGGCAGGTGGTGGTGGTATGGGAGGCGGAGGTGGCGCAAACTTCGTGAGCTTGCGCGCACTGTTCATGAATGTAATAGAAGGGAGCGCGCGAGCAGTCTGTTGAGGAGCAAACGCTTGACGAGTCGTTTCCTCGGTAGGCGGAGGTGCAGCCGACATCGGCGACGCCCGAGCCTGGAAAGGGTTATAGACGGCTTTTTCAACTGGAGGTGGGAGAGCGAAGGTGCGGGGTACTATGACAGGGTTGGCAGCGGCAACCCTGTAGTCGTTAGGATCCTGCTGATTCACGACATTGATGAAGTTGGGATGGGTACCGGGCATCTGAGTGAATGTATCTGGCGATGCCGATAGACTACGCTTACGACCTCCGCGCTGACGGAAAGCAGCAGCAACCGCCGCAATAGCCAGGAGAGCGGCAATAGAGACTCCTCCGGCAACGCCGATGATGGCGATGGTGTTGTTGGGAGCCGCCGCGGGAGCTACTACAGCGACATTTGCCAGAGATGTGAATGAAGGGCTGGGAGTGCTAAACTGAGATCCAGTGCCTGTGAAGGTAGGAAACGGTGTGAAGGGCGGGCTAGAGCTTGCCCGGACGCCTCCAGTCATCGTAGTCGTCCAAGATGGAGTTGTAGATGGGGTCCCGGTCCCGGTTGCCGTCCCGGTCCCGGTGGCGATCGCGGTGGGGGTTCCGCTGGCGGTTCCAGTTTCAGTGGGAGTAGGTGCCAGACGAGACTGAGTCGCAGTCGGAGATTCCGGGGCACGAGACCCGGTCGTGGTAGCAGTGCGAGAACGGGTTGCAGTGGCGGTGCGAGAGCGTGTCAGTGTAGATGTGGGAGTTCCAACTGCTCGCGAACGCGTCGCTGTAATTGTGGGAGATGGAGTGCCAAGAGCGCGAGAGCGGGTGGCGGTAAGCGTAGGCGATGGTGTTCCAAGAGCACGGGTTCGGGTAGCGGTAACGGTAGGACTAAGAGATTCGGCGGCACGAGACCGCGTAGCAGTTGCCGTAGCAGTAGGAGCCATACCGGGGCGAGACCGCGTTGTAGTCGCAGTCGCAGTGGGAATTACTCCGGGACGAGACCGCGTAGTAGTTGCCGTAGCAGTGGGAATTACTCTGCCACGGGAACGGGTTGCAGTTGCCGTAGCAGTAGGAGCCATACCGGGGCGAGACCGCGTTGTAGTCGCAGTCGCGGTGGGAAGCACACCCGCACGAGAACGGGTTCCAGTGGGAGATATAGCACTTACTGACGGGGTCAGAGTTCCCAGAGTAATTTGGGAGGTTGTAGCCGCCAAGAAGGAGGCCAATAACACAATACGCTTGAGCATTGTGATTTTATCTATGAGTTATACTTGTTTCCGTACTCAAAAAGGTCTATTGTCCGTTTTCATCCTTTTCACGACCGACGGGCATCCTGCTTCCACGAAACGCCGCACAGAGTGCATTGGTACATCCAGACGACGTTCTTGGCATCTACCTTAACACCCACCACCTCCTTGGACTTGCATCCGTCCGTGGGGCACTGAATCGTGGAGAAGCGGGGAAGCGTAGGATCCAGGGATAGGTAAGGATTCACCACCAGCCGAGCCGCCGTATCCTGGTTCAGGTTGTGCTCATACACCAGAGGATTAGCACGGGTGATCTTTTCATTGTACTTGCACTTGCGACACTCAAAGCCTACGCCGGCGCCGTCGTCGCGAATGTCCGTGAGGGCGTTCTCGCAGTCGGGGCAGAACTTCATGTGTTGTGTAGTCTTATATTCTCGTAGGCTAATTTGTTATTCGTTTTTCCAGAACAGAACCGTGCGTTAAAAATGGATCAGTTGGAGATTTATTGTCTTAATTCTACACACACTCGTGAAAAATGGCCTCAGCGGGTGGACTACTCAAATTTCTGGAGGATCACCGAATTACCACTCCTGGTGAATCAATTACCCACGTAACACTCACTCCTCCTGGTAAGTATTTCGTAGGTAGCGATATCCTACAGGAGTTCTACGATCTGTACTACGATTACGTTGAAGTTCATACAAACAAGATTACACTCACCGAGTCGCCACAGGTTCTGGGTCCGTGCAAGGTAGATCTGGATTTCCAGTACGAGGCGGGGACGACAGCGCACAAGCACACGCCCGAGCAGGTCTTGCAGTTCGTCCTGGAGTATGTGAAGACCATGCGGACCTTCCTGGTAGTTCCTGACGCAGTCGAGGTGTATGTGATGGAGAAGAAGAAGCCGACGCCCAAGAAGGACGGGGCTGCCGGCGGAGTGCATGTCCTGGTTCCGGATGTGCGCACGACCAAATATGTCGAGATGGGCATTCGCGATGTCATGCTCACCAAGATGTCGATGTTCGACGATGTCCCTCTGAAGGAAAAGGAGTGGTCCAAGGTGTATGACCGCGCAGTGGCGTCCCGCTCGTCGGGGTGGATGATGTATGGCGCCCGCAAGGATAAAGGTTTGCCCTACATTATCACCAGCCGGGTGACGGTGAATGCAGACGGGTCGCACACGGTAGATACGACGCCCGTTCCAATGACGCCGGATCTCCTGCGCAAGCTGGATACGTTTGAGCGCGACGAGTCTCGGGAGACGCCGATGACGCCCGAGGCGCAGGAAAAGTACGGGAACCTCCCTGAGACAAACCAGGAGAATGTTCGTATTTCTGGGGGGCGGGCGGTAATGCCACGCGTTGGTCGTCCAGTCCAGCGGAAGCTCCCCGGATCGCGGGAGTCGTCCCCGACAGCCTATGTTCCCCGCCCGCTGACACCTGAGGAGAAGCAGTACATTCACGAGCACGTCCAGAACCTCGCGGACTCGCGGTCATCGGAGTACCAGTGCTGGATTGACGTGGGTATCTGTCTCAAGAACATTCATCCGGATCTCTACGATGAATTTGAAGAGTTCAGTCGGCGGTCAGCGATGTTCAATGTGCGCGAGTGCATGTCCAAGTGGAACTCGTTCTCGATGCGGAACACTGGACCACGCCTGCAGGAGGGATCGCTGCGCAAGTGGTCGGCGAGCGACAATATCGAGCGATATACGGAGATTGAGAAGAACAACATTCTCCGGAAGGTGGATGCATCGCACAGCGGAGCCGAGTACGATGTGGCGTCGGTGGTGTATTCCAAGTTCCGCGATCACTACAAGTGCGCAAGCTTCGGGAAGAACGCGTGGTTCAAATACACGGGGCATGTCTGGCAGGAGTCGGACAAGGGTATTCAGCTTCAGCTGGAACTCTCCGTGACGATCTGGAAGCTCTATATTGAGCGCGCAGGGTACTACGGCGGGAAGCTGACGGATGGCAGCCTGCCCGACTGCAACTCCAAGGATGCGCGCGAGTGTATGCGCACGGGATGCCAGACGTGTTACACGGTGGTCATGCAGCAGGATCTCATGAAGGTCGCTGCACAGCTGAAGAAGACTCCGTTCAAGTCCAATGTGATGCGTGAGTGCCAGGAGCTGTTCCTGGACGAGACTTTCATCAAGAAGGTGGATGAGAACCGCAATCTCCTAGCGTGCCAGAACGGCGTGTTCGATATGGAGGCGTTCGAGTTCCGTGACGGCAAGCCCGACGACTGCCTGAGTTTCACGACGCAGCTGGAGTATGAGCCGTCAATGAAGCATACGGATTACAAGGAGTGGCCGGAGATCCAGGATTTCCTGAACAAGATCTTCCCGAATCCCCGGGTGAGGGAGTACATGAACCGGCACATGGCCCGGTGCCTCAACGGGACGGGCAATCAGAAGTTCCACGTCTTGACGGGCGTGGGCTCGAATGGCAAGTCCATGCTTATCTGTCTGATTGAGACGGCTCTGGGGGATTACGCGTGCAAGGTCCCGATCTCGCTGCTGACACAGGGTCGTGGCAAGTCGGGTGCAGCGGCTCCTGAGCTGATTCGTCTGAAGGGTCGGCGGTTCGTGACGATGCAGGAGCCGGATGAGGCGGTTCCCCTGAATACGGGGTTCATGAAGGAGCTGACGTCGTCCGAGAAGATCATTGCTCGCGATCTGTATGCGGGTGCCAAGTCCATGATTGAGTTTGAGCTGCAGTGCAAGCTCCATCTGGCGTGTAACGACAAGCCGAAGATCAACACGAACGATAGCGGTACGTGGCGCCGCATGATGGTGGTGAATTTCCCATCGAAGTTCGTACAGAATCCCGACGGACCCAACCAGCACAAGATGGACATCTCGATTGAGCGCAAGGTGAAGTCGGAGGAGTGGGGTCGATGTTTCCTGGCATATCTCATTCACCTCTACAAGAAGTTCAAGAATGATGATGTAGTTGCGCCTGAGGATATTCAGGTATATACCAATGAATATCGTGAGGAGAGCAATGCAATCATGCGGTTCTTCGCGGATTGCACGTATTCTGTGGAGCCAGCGGAGGACACTCCCAAGGTGTCGAAGAAGATGCTTACGGCAAAGTTCAAGGAATGGTGGGAGACCAATCGCGGAACGCGCGACTGGCGAGTGGAAGAGATGATCAAGGAAGCGCAAACTAAGTGGGGGGCTTACACCCACGGTGGGTGGAAGTGTTTCCAGCTACGGAATGAGACGGAGTAGGCGTAGGAGCCCTACCGGCGACGGGTGCGGCGGCCCGCCTTTTTCCCGTAACGGTGAGCGGCATACGCGGTGGTTCCAGCGAGGAGCGCATCATCAAGCATGCCGACACCTCCCCGGCGAGACCGGCGGGTGCGACGACCAGCCTTCTTCGCATAGCGGTGGGCAGCATAGGCGGCAGTTCCGGCGAGGAGGGCATCATCGACCATGCCAACACCTCCGCGGCGCCCACGACGACGACGACCACCCACAGGGGGCAGAGCCGCAGAAGGAACGGGCGCGGGGGCGGACTCAGATGATCCAAAGGGCCACCACGAGGACTTCTTGGCGGGGGGAGGGGCGGGGGCATAGGCGGGAGGAGGAGCGTTCATGATTACTTATATCCGACATTAAATAATGGATACCCGCTTTTGGGGGCCGTCAGGATGGCAATTGCTCCACCTGGTCGTTCATACATCTGAAACCCCCATCCCATTTTTACGCGCGATGAAAGATGCCCTTCCTTGCCGTTTTTGCCGCGAGAGTACGTGCGAGTTTATGAAGAAGGATCCTCCGCACGGAGATCCCGAGAAATGGCTCTACGACTTCCACAACAAGGTGAATGCAAAGCTGCGGGGACAGTGCGAGACGGACAAGCGCGTGATTTGTCCGCCACCCGATCCCGAGTTCGCGGACGTCAAGGCGCACTACGAGATCCTGTCCAAGGAAGCTCCTAGCGCTCCCCCGGGCATGGACTTCCTCTTCTGTATTGCGTTCAATTACGCCCCTGACCGCTACGAGATATACCAGGAGTTTTTCGGAACGCTGGGTGATGTGTATCCTTATGCCCCTCTTCGTAAGATATACCGCGAACATCTGAAACATCTGTCCATGGAATCGCAGCGTGACATTGTTCGGTGGATGTACAGCTTGATGAAAGAGTTGTGCGCCGCCACTGGATCGGAGAGACTTCTCCCATCGATCAAGGGGGTGTATCGGCGTTACGGATATGTCAAGAGTTCGTGCAATCGTGGAAAAACCTGCCGCAACGGCAAGCGGCAGCGCGACCATCGCAAGACGTTCAAGGTGACGCATGCTCGCCTACTTCATTGACCCTGACGAGGAGTCACAATACCATCAAAGCTCCAAGCATAATAATGGCTCTTGTATCCCTTGTTCACAACAAGCTCCCCGATCTCTTCGTATCGTCCATCTTCAAACATCATTTCTACATCGTCTGCCGTCTCCCACCCTTTCTCCCGAATGAGGTGGCTCATCTGATGCCAAATATTATGGAGTGACGCATCCTCAATGACCTTGCGTGTATGATTGACCAAGATATAGCGCCAGCCCATCTTATTTATCTTAGTTCTTACACGTCTTTCTAAACCAGGCGCGAGCTTTAGCGGTCTTCTTGGCTTTATCGACAAGATCGGCGTCGGTGGTATAATGTGTCTTGCCGCACGTCAGCATACTGGCGGCACGAGCATACCCCCACTGCTGCTGCGTCGCCCCTGGACGATGCCCTGTGCGCCACGCCGCCATTCCGCGATTGTAGGATGCCCGGACAATGGGGAGCGGGACGCCGGTGGCTCGAGAGTACGCCTGGAGGCCGTGGGCGTCGGGGAAGGTCTTCTTCCATTCGCGAACATACTTGGAGGTACGTGTTTTGACCCCCTGATCCGTCTTGAATGGAACGTATGCCCTAGGGTCTTTCCACGACATCTTACGACGGCGAGTCGCGGTGCTTTTTCGCTGTTTGTTCTGTTTTCGCGTGAGTCCGCTGAAATACCGCGCAGGCCAGTACATTATCCAGTAGCGGATAGGAACTTTTCAAGCGCGCTCTTGCAAGCATTCTGTTCTGCCTGTTTCTTGGTCGAGGCATTTCCCATCGCCAGAATCTCGCCGTTAGGCTTGCACACTGCCATGGTAAAACCTGCTGCTCCGTCAGGGATCATCTTGTAGATTGGTGTGTATTGGTGGTTCTGCTGGCAGTACTTCTGCATGCGATCTTTGTAGTTATCATCCTCGCGCAAGAGCGTGGGAATATCCAGATGCGTCTCCACCAGATTCACGACAAACTCATTCACGACCTCAAACTTGAACCCTGAATCAATCCAGAGAGCCGCAATAAAGGCTTCTAGAACATCCCCTAGCTTCTCAATGTTCTGTCGCCCGTGCTCGGACTTCATCTCTTCGACATGCTTGGAAATCACAAAGAACTTGTCCAGCCGAAGCTTGTCCCGCGCCAGAGCTCCCAGCGTCTTGTTGCGCACAATGAGTTTGCGCGTATTGGTGAGGAAGCCAGGGGACTCACCGGGATAGCGCTCGCACAGGTAATTCGCCACCGATGCACCCAGCAGGGCATCACCGCGAAACTCTAGTTGCTCATACGACTCGTCCTGGAGATCCATGACCCCGGGAGGACAAGGAGCCAAGACAGCAGGTTCGCCTGTCAATGTCGTATAAGACTCGCGACGCACATACGTCGTGTGAATCATCGCCTTCTGGAAGATCCCAATATCCTTTACCCGGTAACCCTGAATACAGAGGATGTGTTGGACATCGTCTGGAGTCAGAGGAGTATTCTTGGGATTGTACGGGCTGTAAAACTCGGTCGTCATGGCTCTTATATATAGAAGACGCGGTACTTTAAAATGCCTTACATATTATTCTCTTTTGTAAAGTCAATAACACTGTCGAAACTCACGGTCAGCCTCCGCACCTTGCGGTGCCGCCTCAGCCTCTGGAACTCTGCTCTGCCGAACATCCGTCCGCACTATGCCGTGAAGTGTAATAACATGGCACCTATCCTTGCAGAGTTGCAGAGGGGCGGTGTAGGGTTTGATTGTGCCTCAGTCGATGAAATCAACCGGGTGAAACAGGTTGGTGCGACGGCTGCCGATATCATCTACGCCAACCCCTGCAAGTCTCGAAACGAACTCTTCCGCATCCGTAAAGACGCTATTCCCTACATGACTTTCGACAGTCTCCCCGAACTCATGAAAATAACAGATGAAGCACCAAAAACTAAACCTATTCTTCGTATTTTTGTAGATGACAAGGGCGATGCCCGAATCCCCCTCAACAAGAAGTTCGGGTTCCGTCTAGAAGATATTGAAGAACTTATCTATCACGAACCCCGTTTTCATATTTATGGTCTTGCATTCCACGTCGGCAGCGATTGCACGTCGGTGCGCGCCTACCAATCTGCCTTTGATACCGTAAAGCAGTACATCGATATCTTCAAGGCTCATAAGCAGGTCTTTACCCCTGAGCTCCTGGATATTGGCGGAGGATTCTCGGGCAGCTCGGAGCACAACTCCTTCTTCCGCGACGATCTTGCGCCAGTGATCCGTGATCAGGTAGAATCCCTACCCTTCAAAAAGACCATCTCTGAGCCGGGCAGGTTCTTCGCATCCGAGACTTGTACTCTACGGGTTCCGGTGATTGGAAAGAAGAGAGGAAGTATTACTATCGATGAATCAGTGTATGGTATTTTCTCAGGTGTGCTCTTTGACGGGTTCAAGCCCACGTTTCGGTGTATCACGCGCAAGCCTTACACATCCTATGAGAAATTTACGATATTTGGACGCACATGTGATTCGGCCGACGTCATTGCAAAAGATGTGTGGCTGCCGAAAGAGATCGACGATACAGACATCCTTGAAGTAGAGAATATTGGAGCATACTCGTGGGTCAGTGCCTCCGAGTTCAACGGGTTTCAGCTACCTGAGATTAATGTTTCCGAGAGCGCTTGCCCCCACGCTTCTTCGTGAAGTACGAGTACAGACCCAGAGCCGTACCGCTGAGGAGCAGATCGCCCAGCATCGAGCCTCCGCGGTGCTTACGACGACGAGCGCCCGTCTTACCCGCAGACGAAGCATCGGATAGAGGCATCGGCGACAGCTGACCTCCCTTCTTCGCCTTGCGGGTGCGGCGTCCGCCCGAGCAGCCACATCCCTGTCCTCCAGTATATTTTGCGGGGGGTGTCATCTTTTCCATGGTGTGTTTGTCTATCACCGCGTTAATTTTTGGATAACGTAGCGATGATGAATCAACTCTTCATCGTCGAGGTCTGGGATATCCCTGTACTTTGGCTGAATCCAACGCGCAAAGGCATCAAACGACAGCGATGCGCACATTTCTTCCGCAGAGGTCAATTTCTGCCCAATAGAATACCCATCCCGTTCCCAGCGACTCCAGTACCGCTGAATGACTGGCAACAGAATCTCTTCAACAGCAGCCGGATATCTATCCGTCTGCTCATGAACGATGATATCGCAAAGAGGACACATGGTAGCAAAAAACTGACATCCAGTCTTGATATGACTTAACCGTTCGTGAAAGTCGCGAAACTCCTTGACAATCTTATCGTGAGTGCGAGTGCTCATAGATCCTGTCACAGAACTGCCGATAGAAGAGTGGTTTGTACTTCTTAAAGTCTGGGCGCAGTAAGTTCTTTTCAGCAAGGACCTGCTCAATCTCTAGAAAAAGAGACTTCACCTCGTCCTCATGCAACTGCCCATCCCGCGTCTCGGTATTCAACCACTTAAGGACTTCCCGCTCCGTCGTCATTGTTGTCTAGAGGCATCATCCGCGTAAAGGCGAACTCTTTCGCAACCATGTCCTTCTTCTTGCGATCCACAATAAACTTGTAGCATCCATCTGCGTTGGGACCTGCATGGGTCTTGAAGTACTCATCGATGTGTCCCTGCAGCTCGCGGGCACCCATGGACCAAGGCTTGTTCCACGTCTCGGGACGCTGGATGCGGATATAGGAACCATCGTCGGCAATCTCCAGCTTGTAGATATGTGCAAAGTTCTGCCGACGAAGGATATCGCTCATCTCATTTTCGACAAACTTCTTGTTCTCGCGGAGCTTATGAATCTCCTTGTTGATCTCCTTCAGCTTGTCGTCGATGGCACGGTAGTTGCGGACAGCCTTCACGAGGTCGCGCTGATCAATGCTCATTCTGGTGTATGATACCTCTCCTCCCCTGAAAAAGAAAGATCCGTTTTGAACAACAGATGGACCCGCGGGAAGTCGATAAACTGCGGATAGCGTACAACAAGGAACATCCTCACGAGCCTCCTATCAAAAAGACCGAAACTGCGTGGAAGGAAATTACGAGTCGTCTAAAGAGCGTGTGTGACGCAGGAACTCCCGAATGTGTGGTTCATGCACTGGTAAAACGCCCCGCTGCTCCCAACTCGTGGAAAGTGAATAGTGAAGAATGGCTATCCTCGGACGATATCGATAAGTCACAGAAGTATTATCAAGAGCTGATTCCCGATTACTATTATGTCGGTACAGTTCCTATCGACTTTGACCTGCACAAGAAGACGGGAGAGTGTCTCGTAAATTCCCTGTGCAGTCTGAGTATTTCAGAGCTCTACAAGAAAGGGTATCGCCGGATTGGTATTGTGTTCAATACGGATCCCCACGACGGACCGGGCGAACACTGGATTGCTGGATTTGCTGATATTCGTCCTGAACTAGAGTACCCTCAGATGACCTACTTTGATTCGTATGCTCGTGCGCCCGAGAAGGAAGTCAAACGTCTTATGGAACGCTGGAAGGGTCAGATCGATGCCCTAAAAATTCATCCGCAGCCTATGAAGTTGTTCTATAACAACACGCGTCACCAGTACAAGGGATCTCAGTGTGGAATGTACTGTATCTACTTCTTACACTGCTCGCTGTTTGATATCCCGATGGACGAGAAGGTTCCCGACGATGTCATCAAACTGATGCGCCCGCTGTTCTTTGAGTATAAGAATTCGCGCAAGTAAGAGTAATGGAGTGGTCAGAGTGGCTGAGTCGTATCCCTGTACTCATGCTTGTCGGCGGAGCACTGCTCGTTGTCTCTCTGGTAACCTACTTCTTTGTGATCCACTTGAACGGAAATGTCCCCGGGAGCGATGTTCTCACCAAGAACCTCAATATCTACGCTGATCTCATTAAGCCTACGCCTCTAGCCTGCCCCAACAAGGATACGCTATGCGACTACTATATGGCATCATCGGGATACACGATTCTCCCTGCGACGACCGTCTATACGTATATTACCCCCAAGGCAATTGAAAAGGTAATTCGCGCGGGTAGCCGTCTAGTTGAGCTCCATATCTACGAAGTGAATAAGAAGCCAGTTGTGGGTGTAGGAAGCAAAAAGACTCTGAAGATGCTGACCTACAACACTCTGCCGTTCGAGGACTGCTGCACGGAGATTGCCAATTCAGCATTTAGTGCAGACGTAACAGCAGGATATAAGAACCCCTTTGTTGTTAGCATCGTCTTCCACACCAACAACACGGCTCTCATCAACGAGTGTGCAGATATTATGAAGACCACCCTGCGCAAGTTCATGCTGAGTTCGTCATACAGCTTCCAGCGCAAGAATCTGGCGGTGGAGCCGATCTGCAATCTGATGGGCAAGCTAATTGTCACATCCGACGATGCCACCAAGGGCAACGGAATGGAAGAGCTGGTGAATATCTCGTGGTCGTCGTCGCGCATGCGTCGCTTGACATATACCGAGGCTGCTCAAACATATGATCATGAAGAGCTGATTGAGTTCAACAAGCGCAATATCACCATGGTTGTTCCAGACATGGATACAACCGCGTTCAAAAATTCTAACCCCGAAATCTGCTTTGCCTACGGATGCCAGTGGGTTGGCATGATGTACGGCAGCCTGGACAATGCGATGGAACTTTATACTGGAAAGTTCTTGGAGAGCTCGTTTGCCATCAAGCCCGAGCCGCTGCGTTACAAGCCCTTGACATACAAGGAGCCGGCGCCCCAGAATCCCAACGTATCGTTCCAGCCCAAGCGGATGTCATCTCCTATGTACGACTTCACAATAAAGTCTACCTAAAGAATAAAATGAGCGACGATATGGATGGTGGTCGCCGTGGAAAGATGAGCCCCTGGATCAAGCACGTAATGTCCTTCAAGAAGCCTGGCATGTCCCTCGGAGATGCCATGAAGGCCGCGAAGCCGTCGTGGAAGAGCGCTAAGAAGGGCGGTCAGATGATGGGCAAGGCGGGCCCGATGGGCGGCCGTCGTACGCGCAAGCACAAGGGTGGTCAGCTGTACTCGTTCGCGGGCGGCCCCTACACGGGCTCCGTCCTCTCCGATGGTGCGGCCCCTACCCAGCGCCTCCCTGACGCCACGTGGAAGGGCAACCCTGCCCTGATGTCTGGCGGTCGTACTCAGAAGCCCAAGACGAAAAAGGGCTCCAGCTACTATGGAGGTCAGCAGCTCGCCCCTGCGTCTGTTGGCGGCAGCCCTGCTGAGACGCCGTACTCGGGCCTGCCCACCTCTGCCCCTAAGCCTGGCGGACCTTCGCCTGCCCCTACGGGAGGCCGTCGTACGCGCCGCGCGGGTCGCCGGTGAGCACTGAGTCATAGATCGCCATAATATCTGCATTATGGTTCATGTCCTTCTGCGGGTACGTGCGACCCATATACGCTGACATCACCGCCCATTCATGCGCATACGAAGGAATGTAGCGCGTATTCAATGTAATCTCCGGATACTCGAGAGTCTCCATCATGTTGTCATGAAACAGCCTGATGAAGTCCCAGCACGGATGATGATTGTCCAGACTCACTGGACCTACGTGGGACACCACAATGCAGTCTTGCTTGCAGAGTGGAGGTAGCGCGTACAGAATATAACGATAGAGATTCTCCATTTCAACCCCATCAGGATCGGGGAGATCCATCAAGATTGCATCGTACTTCCGCCCACCCTTCTTGACAAAGTCCAGTGCATCCTCAAACACCAGCAGAGTCCGTGGATCAGTTAGCGCTCCGCCAGACTCTGGGAGGATCTTCGCAAACTCCACAAACTCGGGATCCCAATCCACAATCGTCACCGAGTTGATAGTCTGTTGCCCAATAGTGTCATACATCGTCCTTGCCGCCAGACCATCGCCACCGCCCAGGATCAGAATATCCTTGTACTTTCCAGGACCATCAAAGACTGGGCTGACCAGCATTTCATGGTACCGATGTTCGTCCTGCGTCGAATACTGAATCTCATCGTCCATCAACAGAATGTTGCCGTGGTGACGCGTCTTGGCATACTGGACAAGGCTCTTTGAGGTCTTGAACATGTGGATGACATCCACAATCTCGAACTTCACTTGTTGTCCGTACTGAAACTTCTCGGAAACGGCTGTCACAGTCTCGGAAGTAGCGGACATTGCAGGTATATGAGATATCGGGCTTCACAGCTGGGGGTATTTCCGTTTTTGTTAGAGCACTCCATGAGACAGGAAAGTACGGACGGAGAAGACTTACAAGTCCGTGGGCATACGACTGGATCTCTCGCTGTGCGCTAGGATCTGTGCGCAGTCCTACGAGACGAGCATACGCAGCAAGCGATCCCGTCTCTATGAACTCGGTGTACATGCCCTGAGGAAGTACGCCCCGAGCGATTTCCGGTGCTACTCCTCGGTCAAGTAGGCTCTGATAATACACCACCATCCCGTTGTTGCGCTCGCGAATCTCCTCTGAAATAGCCTCGGAATTATCAACGGGCGTCGCTAGACTTCCCTGCTTGACCTTAGGGTCGCGCTCACGAAGATCGGATGGTGCAGGAGTCCATACTTCGGGAGTAGAATCCACGTACCTCCGAGATACCTCGTTACGCGCAAACCCGATCTGATGACGGAACCATTCACGCGCAACAAAGATTGGCATCTTGATCCGAAGACGAATCTGGGGGTGAAAAAATGGGGTCACGTGGTTATGATTCGCAAGGTAACGAACAAGTTTCTCGTCAGCACCCGAGAAGTCGTGCGACTCCTTTGCAAACGATACGCGAGCGGCATTCACCACTGTGAGGTCATTTCCCATCACTTCCAGGACTTCGATACCGCCAATACCGTCCGAGGCTTTCCACATTCCCTTTGAGTATATAGTGCTACCACATCGTAATATCCTCCAACTTGCACTCGGTCGCACCCGCTTCCTCCTCTGCCTTCTTCTTGACATCCGCTGTGCGCGCCTTCACGTCTGCGCGGTAGTCGTAGAAGGTATCTTCCTCGCCACCCTCCTGCAGCCGGGTCTCATCCAGCAGGATATCCACCAGACCCGTACCGCACGGGGGCTTCTGTCCGAACATGATGTTCGCCGACACACCCTGCATGGGGTCATACTCCGCCGAGACCGCAGCATTGAACAGGTGCTTCGAGGTCTCCTCGAACGACGAGTTGGCTAGGACACCGTTGGCGTGCTTGCCGATACCGAAGCGATCCACCGACACCAGGCGACCCTGGTAGGTCATAGAGTCCAGGAGTACTGCCATGTGGTGGTAATTGACGTATGCACCCGCAGCGTCAAATACCTCGGTGAATTCTGCGTAGAGGGCGTAGCGTGCAGCTTCGATGCCGAAGACATCATACACCTCGTGGATATCGTTCGAGAAGGTGCGCGTAGGATCCACGTCGTCACGCACCAGCAGCTCGTACAGATTGGTGCCCTCCACATCCAAGACATACTGCTTCTTGCAGATGTAGGTGGATGTGGCATTGTCCCACGACAGCTCCTTATTCACCTCACGGGGATACACACGCCCCACGCCCTCAATGCCGACCACCACGACATCCAGAACACGCTCTTCCAGGAACCGGAGAGTCAGGAGATCCTTGACCACATCCTCGGGGAACACGATGCGCATGACCACACTCTTGTCATCCACGTCCTTGTTGGTATAGACGCAGTGCAGGATGTTCAGACCCGCACGCTCGATCGCGCTCTGGATACCTACCAGGTCGTGGATGTACCGAGCCGCCATCTCTGTCGTGCTCAGCTCCAGGCGCATAATCCAGGGAGACGCACACTCGGCGCCGTTGCTCACAGAGAACAGACGGAACGTCTCTAGAATCTCGCGGTCCTCGGCCACCACCGAGTCAGGGCTCAGGGGAGCCGTGTCATAGTACATACGAACAGCTGTGGTGATATCGCGCAGCGTCGTCCGCTGGATCTCACGAGACAGCATGATCGCCTTCTCCTTCGTCTCGGCAATCGACGAGTCCAGATACACGAAGTTCAGGGGGTTCTTAGGGTTGCGCGTCACGCTCAGCAGCTCGTGGATACGCGGGACACCCTGCGTGGCACCGGCCTTGACCGTACCGGCTGAGTGGAAAGTGTTCAGGGTCAGCTGCGTCACCGGCTCACCCACCGACTGTGCAGCGAGCGCACCCACCATCTCGCCCGGATGCACCAAGCTCTTGAGGTAGCGGAAGCGGACTTCGCGAATCAGCTCGTCGAAGATCTCCTTCGTGAAGCGGTACTCGATGATCGAGCGCCGCGGAGCTAGGTAGTAGCGGAGGAGGCAGTGGAACACGCGATTGGGGGCGATCCACGGCTCCTTCATGATGGCGGTCAGCTGCTCCACCACATACGCCGGAGTCAGGTCCGAGCGGGTCGAGTACGGATTGCGGTACTTCTCCACCAGGCGTTTGAGATGGACGGGCGCCAGCACCTTGTCCGTGTTCATGAACATGAAGACGTCGCGCACTAGCATCTCGCGGTCGGCGATAATGTCCTCTACCAGATCGGGAGCCTCGCTCACCGCCTCCACGAGGAGGGGGTTCAGTTCGGCCAGATTTAGACCAAACATCTTGTAAATATCCTCCAGCGTCATGATTGCCAGACGGATCGGCTGAGCTTCCACCTGAATCGACTCCACGCCGTCCTCGCCGTAGCGGTACTGGATGATTGTACCCATATTGTTGCGCACCGTCCCGTCATAGGTGACGTGCATATCTTCCATCGTCTTCATCATACGGCGCTGGATGTAGCCCGTATCGGAGGTCTTGACGGCGGTATCAATGAGACCTTCACGACCGCCCATGGCGTGGAAGAAGTACTCGGCTGGGCGCAGACCCTGCACGAACGAGGACTCGACAAAGCCACGAGACTCAGCGCCATCGTCGAACTTGGTGAAGTGGGGGAGTGTGCGATCCTTCAGCGTGTTCTGGATACGCTTACCATCCACAATCTGCTGCCCCAGCAGGGCAACCATCTGCGTCATGTTGAGGTCTGAGCCTTTCGCGCCCGACTCGACCATCTGTACGAGGCGGTTATCGCGGGGCAGAGACTCCATCACACGACCCGAGATCTTGGCTGAGACATTCTTGAGAATGTTGATAATCTGGTTCTCGAGCTCCTCGCCGTTCTCGCGGCTACTGATATTCACAAACCGACCGGAATGGACGTTGGCCAGCAGTTCGCGGACCTCCGCACGACCCTGTGCCAGTGTGCTCGCCACGAAATCGGTGGTCTCCTTGTTCGAAATGAGATCTGATGCACCGGTGGAGAATCCTGTGTGCATATTGAACTTAGTGACGATCGACTGCACCTCGTTGATGAACTGACCGCAGCGCTTGTAGCCAAAGTCGTTGTAGAGGACGTGGAGGACACCCTCTGAGGTGGTGTTGAACGCACCCTTCTTCAGCCGACCCTTGACCAGCTGACCGTTCTTGATGGTGACACGCTCGTCAAAGTTCATCAGGGGGAATGCGCCCGAGATAACTTCCATGCCCGTGCGGTCGGCGCCCGTGCGCTTGTAGGCGCTCATGGGCTTCTTCAGGCGGGACATGATATTCATCGCCAGGTGCTCGGGGATCTTCACGCGAGGATCCGAGATGCGGAAGGCGCCCGTCAGCGTATCCTGCACCATCTGAATGATGGGGGAGTTCTCGCGGGGACTGATGATGAGGCGGAGGACAGAGGCCAGCTGCTGGAGCTCGGTCTCCGCTGCAATGGACTGCGGGAGGTGGAGATTCATCTCGTCACCATCGAAATCAGCATTGTACGGCTTAGTGGCTGACACGTTCAGGCGGAACGTGGAGTAGGGCAGCACCTTGACGCGGTGGCACTCCATCGAGCCCTTGTGTAGGGATGGCTGTCGGTTGAATAGCACGTT